TTTTAATCCTTACAGAGATTCAATTACAAATGAAATTTTTATTAATGATAAAATACTTGACGATATTAAATTAAATTCAATTTACTTTTCTGCTAAAAACTGCTTAGATTTTAACGTGACGAAATCAGATGTTAGAGACATGATTAACTCTGAAGCAACTCAAACAATAAATCCACTAAATGAATTTTTTGGAATTAAAGAATTTGAATTAGGAAATATAGAAAAATATGCAGACTGCATTTTCCCACAATCGGAATACAATAGATGGGTTTTTAAAAAATGGATTATAGGAAGTATTCACAACTGGATTAGTCCACACCACGAAACAAAAGTAAGTCCTTTAACTTTGGTATTGTGTGGACAAAAACAAGGTACCGGTAAAACTTCTTTTTTTAGAAACCTTTTACCAAACGATTTAAAAAAATATCTTATCGAGCATAGAATTGATGCAAAAGACAAAGACAGTATTTATAATCTTGTTAAAGGGCTTTTAGTATTGGATGACGAATTTGGAGGATTAGCCACTAAAGACGTGAAAGACTTTAAAAAAATAGCTGATGCTAATCAAATCGATATTCGTTTGCCTTATTCTGCTTTTTACTCAAAAATGAAACGTAAGGCGTCATTGTGTGGCACTAGTAATGAGCGTGATATTTTAAAAGATGTTACAGGAAACAGGCGAATTTTACCCATAAACGTGCAAAGCATTGATTATAATCAAATGATTAAAATAAATACAGACGATTTATGGCGAGAAGCATTTGATTTGTATCGAAAAGATTTTGATTGGAAAATATACAACAGTGAAGATATTGATTATTTAGAATCAAACACTAAATCAAATATTGAGATTTTACCTATCGAAGAATTATTTTTAAATTTTTATTCTTTTGAGAAAAACGAAAAGCATTCGGAAGAAATTATAGTGAATCAAGGTAATATTTTACAGTACCTAAATGCTCAAAATTCAGTAAATATTACTAAATATGATGTAAAAGACATATTTATAAAAAACAAATTAACATACAAATCATATAAAAGAGATGGAAAAGTGCTATTTGGAGTGCTTTTATATAAAGAGTATGTAAATCAATACGTTAACCAAAATGAAGTGCCTTTTTAGGTAATAAGGTAGAGTAAAAATAAAAAAAATATTACCTTTTTATTACCTCTTAACTATTTGATTATTAGTTTTTTAAATGTAAAGGTAATAAGTAATATAAATATATTCAATAATCTATATATAACATTTCATTTTACATATAATACGCATATTGTGTATTTTTATTTTTTTTCTATAAAGTTTTAAAACAAAAAATATTACCTAAAAAATATTACCTATGACGGAATCACAAATACAACAACAAATTATAATTTATTACAAAAATAATCACAAAGGTTTGATTTTTGCAGTCCCAAATGGAGGATCAAGAAATATTGTAGAAGCTAAAAATTTAAAACTTACAGGGTCATTAGCTGGAGTTTCTGACCTAATCGTAATTCAACAAAACAAAATTTTATTTGTTGAGGTAAAAATTCAAAAAGGAATTCAATCTGAAGCACAAATAAAATTTCAAAACAATGTTGAAAGTTTAGGTTTTGAATATTTTGTAGTTAGAAATCTACAACAATTTAAACTAATTTTATGAAACATCAAATATCAGCAGACGCTAAACTAAAAGTTACAGCCGTTAATAGAGAAACAAAAAAAGAACATCAAACAACTATGACTTATGCAGAATGGGTTAAATTAGAAAAGTCTTTTAAATTTTATTGGAAATCTGTAGCATTATGATTAAACTATCTAAATTTGCAAAAATATGTGGAGTTTCAGTCGACATAATTCAATCCGTAGTAAGTAAAGAAAAAATAATCACCAGACGTATACCAATGCAACACCTGGACACTAACCAACAGAATATAATAGCTAGAATATTATACTTTGAAGGAAAAATTGAATTTTTAACTTATGAATCAAAAATAAATTCGTAATTTTGTTTATTATGGAAATAAGAAAACTATCAGAGGTTAAACTAAACCCGAACAACCCTAGACTTATCAAAGACGATAAGTTTATAAAAGATTGTAAAGCATTAAAGACTTTCCAGAGATGCTTAACATCCGACCAATAGTAGTTAATCAAGATATGATTATACTTGGTGGTAATATGCGATATAAGGCTTGTAAAGAAGCTGGATTAAAAGAAGTGCCTATTATCGTTACCGATTTAACAGAAGAGCAACAAAGGGAGTTTTTAATAAAAGACAATACCAGCGGTGGCGAATGGGATTGTAAAGCATTGCCAAAGGAATATAAACCAACAAAGAAAGCACCTGATTGCTTTTATGAAATGACACATAGATAATGGCATACGACAGGAGTAAAATATTTGAACAGGCAAAGGAAGTAATAGTAAAACATAAACTCTTTTTTATAGAGGATATTGTTGCTTATTTACCTATTGCAAAGAAAACTTTTTATGAATATTTCCCTATTGATAGTAACGAAAGTAACGAACTAAAAGAGTTGTTAGAACAAAACAGAGTTACTTTAAAAGTTTCAATGCGTTCTAAATGGTACACCTCAAACGCTCCAGCTTTGCAAATGGCATTAATGAAATTGATTGCAACACCAGAGGAACTTAAAAAACTTTCTATGCAGTTCATTGAAAGTGAAAATAGAAACGTTGATTTAACCCCTATTTTTGGAGATAATCCTCTAGATAAAAATGTTTAAATTCAACCCTACAAAAGCACTATATAAAATCAAAACCCTATTAAAAAATGTTAGTAGGGTTTTTGTTATTTCAGGCGGGCAGGGAGCGGGTAAGACAATTTCTATTTTAATGCTAATTATTGATTACGCCTATCGTAACAAAAAAAAGAAAATATCTATTATTTCTGCAGAACTTTCTAAAATGAAGAAAACGGTTATTAAAGATTTTCTTGAAATAATGCAAGATTGGAATATGATTCAGTTTGGTAGGTGGAATATTGCTGAAAATACATTCACTTTTAAAAACGGTACTTTTATAGAATTTCTAGGATTAGACACACACGATGTAGGAAAAGGAATGAGGCGTGATGTTGTTTATTTTAATGAAGCCAATAAATTGAATCAAGAAGCTTATAGACAAGTTGGATCACGTTGTAAATTAAATATTATAGATTTTAATCCAGATAAAAGATTTTGGGGCCACGATTTAATTGATACTAATAATTTTATAAATCTTACTTTTAAAGATAATGAATATTTAAGCAAAGAAGAAACCGAAAGTATTTTAGAGTATTATAAAAAAGGATATTCTGAAAATGGAATTATAATAAATGAATACTGGGCTAATGTTTGGAGGGTTTACGGTTTAGGAGAAATTGGAAGTGTTGAGGGTCGTATATTTACACACTTTAAACCTATACTATATCCTGAATATTTAGAAATAAATCTACAAAAAACATACGCAATTGACTGGGGAAAAAATCACGGTTTTGGAATTGTTGAGGGGAAATTTGACAGATATTATAATAATCTTTATACTCACGAACTTAACTATAAATCTGAAAACAAACTTATTTCAGAATTAACCGATTACGATAAAGTATTAATTAATAATAATGAAAACGGAGGGATTATTATTTACACAGTAAAAAAACTAAACATTCCAAAAGATGCTGTAATCGTTTGCGATAGTGCTGTGCCTGATAATATTAGACTTTTACGAAATCATGGATGGGAGTATGCTTATGGAATAGACAAACCAAAAGGCTCTGTTATGGCTGGTATATCTTTACTTCAATCTACAAATGTCTTTTACACAGATTGCTCATCAGGAATAGAACATGAACACCAAACATACCAATATAGAGCCGATAGAATGGGTGTAGTTGACGATGAAGTTTTAAAAGAAAATGACGATTTAATAGACCCTATACGTTATTTAAGACGTCATTATGAAAAAAATTAATTTTGTTTGTTATTATTTTATATATTTGTTAAAATTTTTAGTAAATGAGTTGGTTAAAAAACTTTTTTGGTATAGGAGGAGAAGACGAAATAGTAACGTTTATAAATCATCAATTAAACGGCACAGCCGAATACAACGACTACTCCAGCGACTATAAAAAACTTCAAGCCGTCTTTACAAATCCAGCTTTATTAAAAGTAATAGCTTTGCAATGTGATTTATTTTCTTTGGGAGAAATTTACGTTTACAAAGATGGCAAAATACTAGATAATGATCCGTTCCTTGAAATGATCAAAAAACCTAATCCTTTTCAAAATCAATCTCAGTTTCTTTGGGATGTCATGTTTTGGAATATGATAGGTAACACTTACAACTATTGCGAATCTAAGATAGTTTCCGAAGATAATAACCTTTATATCCTTGAAAATAATAAAGTAGAGTTTTCAACCGAAATGCTTACTTATAAAGATAAAATAATCTTATCAAAATCAACTAAAAATAAAATTGATAATTTTTTAATTGAATATAATTATGCCGATGGATCTACAGATAAATTAAAATGGGGTAATATTATTCACATGCCTGATTTGACCAATGGAACAGGGAATTGGTTCAGAGGCGCAAGTAGAGTTGATTCACTATTTAAAATCATTTCAAATAGTGAAGCTTCAATGGATGCTTTGAATATAAACATTCGTTACTCAGGAAAGTTTATGGTAGCGGGTCAAGCAGACCCAGAAAACACAAGTCAAATGCC